TTAGATAACTCCCTGCCTGCCCAGGCGATCAACCAGCTCCGCATTACCCTGTCTCACTGCCCGGGAGACGAGCGCATGAACCTCTGCGCGGTCGGTGCGTGAATCGATATTGATGGTCTGGTTGAGAACGATACCGCCCCCACTTCTGCCCTGAACTGACACCCCGAGCCTTCCTTGTGAGTCGCGTTTGAGCGGCATGATTGCTTCCGGGCCTGCCTCGCCCATCAGACCAGAGCGGAATGCGCCACCCTCAGCGAACCGGAATGGCGTAGGTGAGTCGACTATCCCGCCTTTAGCGAACATACGGGGTGCACCAAGGCCGCCATAGCCCGTATAGCTCGCTGTGCCACCACCGGCGCCACCCCCGCCGAATAGGCCCAGCACAGAGCCGAGTAGAGATAATCCTTTCCCTAGAAGACCGCTTCCGCCTGTGCCATCTGCGCCGAGAAGCAACTTCGAAAGATTGGCGGCAGCAGCATCAGACGCCATGCGGAGCAAGAGAGATTTCCACGACTTCCCAATATTATCGAACTTGCCTTCGAACGTGTTGAATAGCTGATCCCCCAAGTTTCGCTGGAAATTGAACGCAAAGTTATCCCATACTTTTTGCGTTTCAGAAGCAAAACTCTTATGCTTATTGATCTGCTCCTCAAGCCGTATCGCTTCTTCCTCGCTGGCTTTGGCCTTCAGGATCGCTTCTTCCTGAATCTTGCGTACCGAGTCGCCGGTATCAAGACCATCCAGTTCTTTCAGCCGCTCCTTGACCTTGACCTCAAGATCGTACAGAGCCAGCATGCGCTTTTGCTGCGCTTCGGATTTGTCTACAAGACCCAGCTCAACCTTGAGCCGCTCAACTTTCTCCGCGGCGGCCTTGTTATCCTTCGCTACCGTGCCGATAAATTTCAGGTAAGACTCGGCGGCTTCCGCGTAGGACTCGCGCATGTCCTCCAAGACTTTCTGCTCAACCTGGAATGCTTCGATCCGCTCCGCATTTGCGCGTACTCCATCAAGCCGTGCCCCGGTGATTTTAAGTAAACTGGCCTCGTAAACTTTCGCCTGCGCAGCGGTCATGCCGAGGACTTTCGCCTCTTTCTCAAGGTTCTCAATGAAGTTTTTCTGCTGGCTCGCAAGTGCTTTTGCGGCTTTTTCTGCCTCTTTTTGCGCCTTGATCCTTTTTTCTTCCGCTTCCGCTGCCTTTGCGGCTTCTTCCGCTTTTTTCTTTGCAAGAGCCGCCGCTTCTTCTGCAGCCTTTTTTGATGCCTTCTCAGCCGCCTCGGAATCTTCCTGCACTTTTCGCAGGTTCTTTTGCAGCTTTAGAGCCTCTGAATTAAATTCATTAAGAGCATTCGATCTGAACGAAGACGAATCAAAACCAAGATTGCTGATCAACTTCCTTTGCGCCAGAATGGCGTCCATCTCGAAGCGAATGGCCTCAAGACGCTTAACGATCTCCTGTTGATCGTTGGGCGTGATGAAATTTTTCCACGCCTGCACACCTTCGGTAATTAATCCAATGGTTTCCGCTACTTTTTTGCTTGCCCCGGTTATCTTGTCGATTTCCCCCACAGCAAGCAGAGCTTCGTTACCCAAAGCAGTGAAAGCTCCGCCGATGGTCTTAGGCAGGGTTTCGGCCTCAGACCGGAGCTTTCCAAGCTGAGATTTAAGAGCATTGGAAATCAGTTCGAAAGACAGTTTCTGGTCATGCGCCAGCTTCATCATTTGCTCGCCAGTTATACCTGCGCCATCCTGGAGGGCTTGAATGAATCGTTGAGCATTTTCTGTCAGGGCCGTGAATTCGTCACCAGACATCTTGCCCTTAATGGCAACTTGCGAGAACTGCTGCAATGCGCTTGCCGCTTCTGAAGCAGTTACCCCAGATATTCTCATTGCCAGCGCAAACGCTTCCGTTGTGTCTGATATTTCTTGTTGTGTCTTTCCTACTCGGATCATCTCCGCAGAGATACGGGTATACAGCCGCGCCGTCTCCTCAAGAGGCGCCTGTGTAATTGTTGCGATGCGGATTATGTTTTCATTCGCCTTAGCAAATTCGTTAGCGTCCCTGGTTGCGAGTTTTAGACGCGCTTGAATGTTACTAAATGAGTCGGCCATTTGACCTAACTCACGCAAACTCACTGCAGCAGCGATTCCGCCAAAAACGCCTTGCAACCCTGAGCCAAGCCGCTCAAACGACCTGTTGACATTCTTGCTGATGCGATCCGCGTTCGTCTGGAACTTGGCAAGATCGTTTGTCATCCGGTCTACGGACGAGGTGAACCTGGCGACATTTGCATTGAACTCGATAACGACGCCTTTAGCCATGCCCCTGCCTCCTCTAATTCACCAATCCCTGAGCGTCTTCCTTTGCAAAGGAAAACAGGGGATCGCCTACGGGTTGGTTGTGCCGGTCAAAAGCGAACAGATCAAGGCCATTTTCCTGTACCTGTAACACCAGCTTTAGATTCTGCGATTTGATCATCTGGCCGATTTCCTCAGCCTTCGCGGTATCCTTGCGATAGAGGCCAAGCAGGATAATTCCCGTGATCTGGTTGGCCGCCTGGATCATGTTGTTGAAGGCGAATCGCGCCTCTTCCTCATCTCTATTAATCATTTTTACCTTTCTCAAAAAAACCGTTTTTCTGAACTGGCTGCGTAAAAATTTGACTACCTGCGCGCTCTAGAGCAAAAGGTCGCCGTGATTTTGTCAGTGGTCCCATGGTCTTACTCCATCAGGCTTGCTGCCTTTGTCCCAGGCTGTTTTAGGCTGCCAGCGCGATTGCTGCGTCAGGCGAAGTTTGGTTGCGAATGACTGCATTAACCGGGCTTGGCGCTCTTGCATCGCATACAGTCTGTTTTCGTCTTTTAGCTCCAGCGTCACACCACCAGATTCAAACTCATCGACTCGCTTGGAAAGCGCCTCGTGAGAGGCAATGGCTTTCACGTATCCAACAAGCAAAGATTGCATGTCTCTTGTGAACCAGTTCGCAGGCTTGGAATTCGTGATCTCCCTCCAGAGCTGCGCCTGGCGAGTAGTCAGGAATCGAGGAGCGGAGAGCCGGGAATCTTTGCCGGTTGAAGGCGGGACAATAGAAAGATTAGCTGAGGATTTTCTGCCGGCCATTTTTAGAAAAATTGATTACGGTTATGGAAGGAAGGCTGCGCGACCGGTTTCCATCTAGGGGTTGCCGTGATTTTTCTGCTTGACCCCCACCCCCTTCAATTTCGCGGGTATGCACGCGGAGGGGACAGCGCGCTCTAGGTCGATGCGCTCTGGTGATTTCTGTCATTGAGCCGCCTTATATCCTCATCGCTTAGCTTGGGAAGGTTTTCAAGTCTGCGGACCTCATCAATGAGTAGCCATCCATCCGCGATCCCCTTGCTGTAGAAGTCAGCCCTGTTTGAACTATCCCCGCGCAACAATCCCTCCACGCTGTGCTCTGCAAAATAGATTCTCCTGCCGGCAGAGGTAAGCAATGATGAGCTGATGGACTGCTCCCACATAGTGAGGTGCCTGCGCAGTGAGTTGGTCACAAAGAACCTATTCATCTCCACGCTATTTGAATAATTTGCCTCAGACAACTCCCCAATAATCGTTGGCGGAATACGGAAAAGCCGTGCTATCTCCTCTACAGAGAATTTGCGCGCTTCCAGCCACTGTGCATCTTCCATGCTCATGGAGATAGGCTTGAACTCCATGCCTCCTTCGAGGATTGCAACATTCCCCACATTGGCCTCACCCCCATACATTCTTCTCCAGGCTTTGGAAATCTCGATTACCTTTTCCGGGCCAATACTCCTTTCTGCTTGCAGTACCCCGGAAAGTCTCGTGCTATTAGCAAAGGTGGTGTTTCCGTGGTCACGCTCGGCCAGTGCCAGTTGAATAGTCTCCCGGCTTGCCGTGATAGGTGCCACGCCTACCAGGCCGTTATCCGAACGGTGTCGCAGGTGGAATACTTCCTCTTGCAACAGTCGCCTTACTTTGCCTTTCGTATCCGTAACGTCATATGCAAGCCGTCCATTATCGAGCTGCAGTGTCGTTACCCGGTCCGGCATCAAGGGAATCAGGGCTCTTACCTGCCCATCATTTCCCCTTATGATTTCAGCGTGAGCATTGCCGCGCAGCAGCACCATTGCCGTCATCATTTCCCGGAACTCAAGGGCGGTCTGTAGCTCGTTCGGCTGCTCGTGCAATACCCGATAAAGCGGATGATCCGGGGCACGCTCCCTGCCCTCGTCAGGGGTGCGCCGGTAAAGGATCAGGGGCAGGGATGCAATCGTTTCACTGATCGCCGATACACACGCGTAGACGGTTGAGAGACTTTCTGCCCTGCCAGGCGTGATGCTCCCGCCACGCAGCAGGGGATGGTTCCATGATGGATCCTTGGCGTTATACGCACGCCGCTCCAGGCCAACAAAATTAAGTGCGCGGTCTAGTAGATTCGAACGCATCGCCTTCCCATCCAATCGTCGTCATCGTCGTCCACCGTTTCCAGCCAGCGGATATTTCCTTCCAGCTGGCTACCTCTCCACTCTTCCATGCTGCGCTTGGCAACAGTGGTATCGAGATAAGCAGGATTCGCGGTGATGGTTATTTCGTGCAAATCAATGGCAATCAGGTCCCGCGTTAACTGGCCTGATCTCATATCCCAATTAGCGCCTCCATCCGGTACACGAAAACCGAAGGAGCAACCCGATATATCCCCGCGTTCAACTAGCACGCCAAGATCACGGGCATAGCTGGTATCCGGCAGGGATAGCTCAAAGTACAGGCCTTTCTTGTCTTCCTGAAGGGATAGGGTACGTGCCCCCACTCGGCCTAAAAGACGCTGGGGATCATGCTCGAGCAGTGCGCGGATATTGTCGGGTTTCGTAAGAGACTGCTGGAATGCACCGGGCAGGATGCGCTCGACGAAGCCCCCCAGGTCCTGGCTTTGAGAGTTGAATATTGCGGCGTATCCAGCCAGCTTGCCGGGAGAGACTGCGCGCAGGTCGCTCCCTGATCTGATTTCCAAGGTTTCCATATTCACTGCGCGCCTGTCGATCACGATACGGTTATGTCGTTCGCCAGGACAAAGGCGGTAGGTTGCCGCAGGGCTATGTCACAAGTTGCAAATGCGCGGACTAAGACTCCCCCTCTGGCATAAGCTGTTGAATCGAAAGGGTTAACTAACACCTCTAACTCAGACCACACCCCCAGCAGCACTTGCGACCAATCGCCCAAAATAAGCTGGCCTTTCGCCGGTGAACCGGTCGTAAGCGGAACCTGCTTTGTGCTGTGGACTGGCAGATCGGCCATGCGGCCATTCTCGGAAAGGTAGGTCGCTCCTGCCGTTGCTGATTTCAGCGTGACGCGCAGTTTCTTGGTAACACCCGGAGAAGTGAGCCATGCGCCTGCTGTGGCGTTCGCCAGTTCGATTTTTTCAATCATCGAAGCGATACCTGCCCAATCCAGAGTTGCTAAAGAACTGGTTTGGATACCTGTCGTGCCGATGATCCCTTTTGGCTCTGCTGTTCCACCACCTTTGATCAATGCGTTATCGAGCGCGGCAGCAATGGCGAAAGACATGTCATCACGCAACAACTGCTCGATGTCAGGGCTGCTCTGTTGGATCAGTTGACGGCTCATTTCACTCAATGCGCCGACATGCTTGGGGGAAAGTGACTTGCTGTCAAAGTCCATGTCTGAAGCTGTGAGAGAACCGTTTTCCGCTACCCATCCAGACGTAACACCAGATTCGTAAGCAGGAACGTTAACATCGCCTTGCAGGCCGCTTAAGACTCGTACGCCAAGGGAGCGTGCCAGGAGCTTGTTGCGCAGGGGCTCGATGAACTGATCAGGTCTATGCTGGGTTGGAACAATTTGACCTGCGGTTGACGTGAGGTTTACCCGCTTCTCCAGCACGGAGAGGGGTACGAACGTACCGCCAGCTTTGCGGCCTGTTCTGCGCTCGATCTCCTTCGAGTATTCAGCTTCAGCGCCGGATAGTGCCCGGCCTTCCATGCCAGAGCGGATCACGCTCAAGAGGCTGACGTTGTTTTCCAGTTCGGTAAAAGACCTGTCCCCGCTAACCGGAGTACCGCTCATACGGCGCTCGGCTTCTGCCAGGAAGGATGCGCGAGCTTCCTGCCCTTCGAGGTCGGTAACTTTCGCTTTCAGGCTGTCGAATTTCGAGGCCTCATCAGCAGAAAGATTGCGTTTTTCGGCTGATGCCTTCTCTACCAAACCGCGCATTTCTGCGACAGCTAAGGCACGTTGTTCCTTGATGTGGTGGATCATAAATACTCCTAAGTAGTTGACCTAGAAGTATTTATACCACAAGGACTATGCTACTGATATAACCCGCTAAAGATAAAACTTCTATTTACATGGACTTACAAATGAAAATCCGAACGAGTATTTACTAGCAAATTAGGAGGCAGCAACTGGGAGGAACCTCCGGCAATATTTGCCGTTGGCAGAATTTGCAGGGGTGGTATCCATGCTAGGGGTAGCGCTGGTGCTAGGGGTGGGGTGAACGACGTTCACTACCTTTTGGGAAGGTCATGAACTACGTTCACCGCCTTCGGAATGACGTTCACCGCCTTTATTTGGAAGGTCATGAACCTCCTTCACTGCCTTTTCCGAAGGGGGTCCACGTGTTTTCCGAAGAGGTATTCGCTTTTCCGAAGGGGTCGCCGCCTTTTCAGCACATGTTCAACGGATGTTGAACGGGTGTTGAGAGGTAACGTTACTGAACGTTACGTAACGCGTGACATTAACGTGACCTCGCGTGACATTTCGTGACGCATCGACCGCCTCATTTTTTTCTATACAGATGGCAACTCTTAGAAGGTGTACGGTAGGCGTACAAACAAATGGCATAAAAAGGCCCGTTTAAGTACGGTAGGCGTACCTAAACGGGCTAATTTGCAATTCCTATTGTACGGCAGGCGTACTTACAGAGGGGGTATATGGTACGGCAGGCGTACTGGGCGATTTAATTTTTAAAGGTGAATGTTTCCGCCAAAGATTAAGCGGTGAGCGCGTCGCCGACACGTCTAACTTGCCGTCGCATTCATCTATTGCGAAGAATGTGACGGCATATAACGAACACTCCCGCAGGCCGCCTTGTCTGGTGATGATAATAAAGCCCTTCTCGAGAAGCTCTCTACGCGCATTGTTGAGCGTTTCTTTACTCCTCCAGCCCCTAGGCTTCATGACGTGCTCAAAACTCATCCCTAGGTCGCCATTGTTTCTTAAGTTGTACTGCTGGAGCAGGTCAAATAGCAGTTTTGTCGCGTAAGAACTTAGAGATGCAAACTCAGTGCTGCGCAACACGTCAAAGGTCAGAGGAATGAACGGCCCGGATCCTCTTTTTTGCTGCGCATCCTTGAGTGCGAGCCTCTTAGACTTGTTCACGCCTCATCCCGACGTAGGAGTACCGCTTTACCCGCGTTTCTTTGTTAAAGCGGGTGGGCACATGCTCCCATTGGTCGTAAAACGAATATCCTTTGCGCCGAAGGGTTGCGATGGTCGAGTGTAAGCAATGGTCTCCAAGACGCTCAGCCTCGAACCTGTTTAAAGTACGCCCCGAGCTTAGCTCTTTCAAAATGCGTGATTCCTTGGTATTCTCTTGCTTGAAGCACTTGGAAGGCGCGTTCTCTTGGTCGGGGGCGGCGCCTTTTATTTTGCCGTCATTGGTCATTTTTATTTCCTTCTTGAGCTTTTGAATCAAGCCAAGCGCACACAGCCTTAACTTCCCATGCCGTGATTCGCGCTGACAACTTCACCGGGCGAGGAAATTCGCCCGATTTAACCTTGCGCCAAAGAGTCGCGTGTGAAAAAGGAACAATGGCAGGGATTAGGTCAGACTCACGGATATAACCCCCGATCGGCAGATTGTTATTCATTGGTTGCATTTCCCTTTTTGTTTTGTTGTTGAATTGAGCTCATCCGATCTTCCCACTCCTCAGCCGCACGTCGTGTTATAACTACTCGCCGCCCTAAACGTAATTCCCTGGGAGTCAATCCCTGCTGTTTAAGGGTGTAGTAGTGAACACGGCTAAAGTGATAGGCATCGCAGAATTGCGGGATTGTGTAGCTTGCTTCCACCTTCTTTTCTCCTTCTATATAAAAAGCATTGTTCGAAAATCTGCCTATGTGACCTCGCTGTATTGTTTAAGCCTGTGCGATACACAGAGATATGATTTCATATTGTAAGTTACTGATAAACAACAATTCTTTCTAACTTTTTAAGGAAAATTTAGAAAAGGTTACTTGCGCTTGAATTTGTAATAAGCAAGCCGTGCCGTCTCGTAGGAAACGCCGTGTTTCTCGGCCACCTCTCTTATCACACCCTCGACCTTCCCTCCGCTGCGTATCAACTCCCTGGTTATTTCTTGATAGATATTCATGCTTCGCTCTTCGGCTTTCGTAAACACGCGGTCGGCAGGACTCCACGGCAAAGGGAATGAGTTATTCAATGATGTTTTTTCAATCAAGCTTCCAATAAACGCCGTTGCAATCTCGTTCATGATCCAATCAGGAACATCAGCAGGATTTCCAGCCTTCCAGAAATCCGCGCAGAACTGTTCCATCAACCGCATGTTGAATTCCTCCCACTCTTTTTCGCTAGCAGTGTTGCTTGCTCGATAGCGAGCGAAAAAGCTTTCATTTGATTCGGGTTCATTGCTCATTTTCTTTCCTTTAAAAATTGGCCGACGAGCAGGTACCCGCCGGGCCAGTGGTGGCTTAACTTGGCTATAAGGCGGCTTTCCCTACAGCAAGAGTCGCTTTCATGAATGCTGAGAATTCAGGATGTGCTTTCTCAGCTTTTTCCTCGATGTCATCAAGGAAATACTGCTGCCGCTTTGGGTCAAAATATACTTTCCCATCTTCAGCCAGATCCAACAGGTCGCACATAAGATCATTTGCCTGCTCAATCACTTTGCGTGAATAGTGGTAGCCATTATCAGCCCGCCGAAATAAATTAAAGACGCCCTCCAAGCAAGCCTTGATAAGATCTTTTCGAGCTTCCCGAAAATCCTGAGGGCTTTTTGGGGCCCTATCCAATGCTCTTTTTTTCTCGGCGTGCTGCTTCTCTATTTTTTCCTTAAGGAGCCGTCTATTCTTTTCCTCTTCGCTAAACCCAATCCGAACCTCAAATTCCCGCTTATTGCGCTTGAAAATTTGTACCAGGCCTTGTCTTCTTTGCTCCGATGTTGCCGCTTTGCCGAACGGGAGAACCTTCATTTCTCCGTCAACCATAGCAATCCTACTCGCAGTTTTTGCAGTTCTCGGGCCAGGAAACCATTCAGGTTTTACTAGCCGAGAAGCAATAAGATCTGCTTGTGTGCCTTTATAAATTCTTCCCCAACAATACTCATCGACCTTGAGACGATCTAGGGGCGTGCGGATAGGTGTAGAATTGGCGTTAGCCATGATGTTAACCTCCTGTTTAGGTTACGTTGTGGTCAGGGGTGTTTGGTGCGCTAACACTTTACACCCCGCTTTATTGCCTGAAGTCCGTCAGGCCACGGTGTTGCTACCTTCTGTTTTAAGCCTGCCTAGATAATCGGCCCAGGCTTGCATCATCTCTCTCCTTTTCGGTAGGTGCTCGGCATAGTTGTATGCTGCGCTTACTTTGTTTCGTTCGGCGTGCGCGAGCTGTCTCTCGATTGCCTCATGCGGCCACCCCTGCTCGTGCAATATGGTTGAAGCCATGCTCCTGAATCCATGGCCAGTCATTTCGTCTTTCTCGTATCCCAGGCGCCTCAGAGCCGCATTCACGGTGTTTTCGCTCATCGGTCTGGCCCAACTTCTGACGCTTGGGAAAACATATCTCCCGCGGCCTGTAAGAGGATGTAGCTCTAGCAATATGGATAAGGCTTGTCTGGATAAAGGCACTAGGTGAACAGCCTTCATTTTCATCTTAGCAGCCGCTATGCGCCATTCTGCTGCATCAAAATCAATCTCTGACCATTCAGCATGCCTAAGCTCTCCAGGGCGCACGAAGAGGAGGGGGGCGAGCTTAAGAGCCTGCTGCGTAATAAATGATCCGCTATACCCATCCAGGGTTAGCAAAAGGTGTTTTATCTTCTTCGGGTCGGTAATGCTTGGATGATGCTTTTCTTTTACGGGGATTAAAGCGCCTTTCAGGACCAGGCTTAGGTCTGCCTGTGCTCGGCCAGTGGCTATTGCATACCTGAATATTTGGCCGCAGGTTTGCATTGCTCGATGCGCTGTCTCTATATTGCCCCGCTTCTCGATCTTCTGAACGGTGCTCAGAAGGCTTCCAGCAGTTACCTCGGCTATCGGAGTTTTGCCAATGGAGGGGAAAATGTCGCGGACAAGTAGACTCAGAATTCGAGCTGAATTCTTCGGTGACCACTTAACAGACTGCTTTTCGTGCCACTCCCGCGCTACAGCTTCAAAGGTATTGAGTGAAAGCTGCCTAGCCCGTTGCTTCTCAGCTTGCTTTATCGCGCCCGGATCATCACCGTTCGCAATAAGCTTACGAGCATTACTGCGTCGGTTCCTTGCATCAGCCAGGGAAACATCAGGATAAACACCGAGTGCCAGAGTCTTGCGCTTTCCAAGATAGCGATAGTCAAAGCGCCAGTATTTGCCGGCGTTATTGACCAGCATGTAGAGCCCCTCACCATCCGTTAGCTTGTATGGTTTGTTAGTAGGCTTTGCGTTGCGCACAGCCACATCGGTAAGGGGCAT